AAATTGTATAATCTTTAAAATAAACACCATCAGAAGAATTGGTAGTTTTTATCCAACAACAAATCATTGTTTTCTTCTCTTCTGTTATAGTTGGAATTTTAGGTAACGGATAAATTCTATAGTCTGCTTTCTCAGAGTTAGAAGACTTATAGATATATTGTTGTGTATTAGGAATATCAGGAGTTAAAACAGGGTCTACTAAAACACTGTCATGAACAACATATTTCATAATATTCTGATTAGTAGCAATCTCATAAACCATTTCATTAATCATCGACTCTAAAGTAGCGTATACTCCCATTTTTCACCCTACCACATCTCAACCACTTGGATTGTTTTATTAATAATAGCAGATGTCCCCACATTCGTTGCTCTAAGTGTAAACGTAGAACCCACAGTTATACCGGCCTTAAGCACAACAGAATTGTTAGTAGAGGATACAATATTTGCTCCAGAACCAATTAATGAAAAAGTATAAACATCAGATTGTACAGTTCCATTATTTTTCTTATAAATTGTCCACTGCCCGTTAGTTCCTTTTGAAATAGTTGAAGAACCTTCTAATATTTCAGTGATGCCTACATTAGAAGTATCTACAGGAGGTCTGGTTGCGTAGTCTGTTATCTTGTTTGTTACATCATCGATTTCTTCGTTAATCTGATGTTCATCAAGGCTTAATTCAATAAGTCCATAATGACCAATAGTGTCTCTTTTTGTAACACGGAAAATTAAATCATCAACGAAAAATCTCTGATCTCTGTTTATCTTTAACGTTTCAGTATTTGCTTGTAAATAAATGAATCTGTCATATGTACCTTCACGAACTAGTTTCCCGTCCATAACGCCCATAGCAGAACCAATCATTTTTACATAGTCAACAATACAAGGTTCTTGAATCAAAAGACCATCTTCGCTATACCATTTTAATACCCAGTTACATCGTCTTATTAAACAAGAGGCAGTTACCATTCTTTTGTTTTCAGTATTAATTGTAAGCCAATATTCATTATCAATATTAAATTTAATTCCAACTTCTGTAATATGAGCAGTATCTTTGAAGATTACTGTTCTCCAGTCATCGCTTAATCTAACACCTGTGTCTGTATTGATTTTATGATTCAACCTAACTGTTATGTCTGACCACGCTTTAGAGCCTCTTGGATATTCTTCTTCAATCCCGTAAACACTTGTTGAAATTTCAAACTTACTATTTATCAATGCTTGTAAACTATCTCTATAAGTCTGTGAGGGTGTCTGCGAAATCGCCTGAGAAGCGCCATAAAAGCCGTAACTCAACACCATCACCCCTTTTCTAGTTGTTCTACTGCTTTATGTAACAAAGAAATACAATCAAACACTAAAGTTCTAATCTCTGGTTTATTGTCAATATCTACTTCCATCAACATGCTACGAAGGATTCCTCTCACTTCAACAGCATATTCAGTATCAAAAAAAATATCAGAATTACCATGAATCTCGACCAAAAGTTTTGATATGTGTTTCTTAAAATTTTCCTTGGCAATCTCTGGTAAAAAAACGATTTTCCCAGACAAATCTTTTCCTTCTATAATAGGTAGTGTTTTATAAACTCGTCCAGAAAGACGCTTATAATATAAAATTACAACATCTTTCGATATCATAACCTTATTATCCATAAAGCCCATTACTCCAGTCAACCCAAGGAATGTGTTTAAGACCATAAACAGTCATTTTTTGTTCATACATTTCTCTTGCTTTATCTGCTTTTTCTTGTTTTTCACGCAAGTTCTGCGCTTCAGAGAAGTGTTTAAAATCAGTATCAGAAAGAGTTAAATTAAATTGGGTTACGTCATTTACTTCTTTCATGAACCATTCATAGGTCATCAAGTCTGATAATATGCCTTTTTCTAAACTTGTTAGAGTTACGTTGAAATAAGCAGGAGTAGAAGCAACTACTGGAGTTATATCGTCTAGATCTTGTACACAATTACTAAAGTTAGGTATCGCTTTTATTAAAAATCCTTGCAGATAATTATAAAAAGGGCTTGTTGGTTCACTACCTAAACTATATAAATTATCAATCTTATAATCTGTAATACTAGTTAAAAACAGATCGAATACATCTGAAAATGGAGTCCCCATTATTGAGCCTCCTTACTCGCTTGGTTGATTGAAATTAGAAAGACTTTTTACAATAGCATCAATATCTTTTCCAGACTCTGTGCTAATCACTCTAACTTTATTCAAATCAATGTCTTCGCCATTTGTTAATTTTTCGATTACCATAGAAGCAATCGTGTTTTTGATATGAGGGGTAGTATTTCTTAGCAAGGTACGAACAGAATCAACATCCATATTTAGAATATTATCAATCTTGTTTTTATCAAGAATTTTTGAATATTCATTTTCTAAATTATGAATTTTAATTACTCTGCTATCCATAATAAAGAAGTAGCCTTCTTTTGCAAATCTTTCATTATTATGAATAATTTTCGCTAAATCTTCATAAAGAATTGACTGAACTTGTCCATAATTTATAAAATTAAAAACAGTACCATTGCCAAATCCTTCAGTAGAAAGAGTAAGCCTGTGGTTTGTTAAAGACATAACTTTGATATACTGACGGAAAGGCACATCTACTGATTCTTCACCAATAGGTGCAACTAATTCTCCATAATTACCAACTGCTGGCAAAGCGTCAACTTTTGGAGCAGTCATCATCTTTTTCATTTCAAGCATCATTTCTTGAAGTTGTTTAACTTGGCTCTCTAATTCAATTTCTTTCGCACTTGGTTTCTTTACAACTTCTTTAATAGGAGTTGCCGTTGTAGACGGGACAACTTCTTTCTTAGGTCTTCCCATATTAATCCTTTTATTCCTTTCATACTTGTAATAATTTTAGTCAATAAAAAATAGGGGATAATTGGTATTATCCCCTATGTAGCGTTAAACTTGATTAGGAGATCGAAATAAAACCATAAACGCTATTGCTGGCTACGCCGGTCGCCCACATCTTCTTCATAGTAACCTGTTGTGTTAAATTAGCATTAGAGAAAGTTCCATCAGTGACCGATAAGGTGCTTCCTTCGATGCAAAGTTTGACGGGCTTACCAGCAGAAGGAGCAATAACCCAAAGGTTAGTGTCATCAAGCATGGTCTTGTAAGGATCTTTCCAATTAGCCTTCTGAGGAAGAACGATTAGGTCAATCCCGAAGAAGTTAGGAAGGTAGCCAACCTTAACATAGTCAGATTCGATCATTAGACGATAGTTGGTGTTATCAGGAAGAACATTGGAAAGAGCAGTACGAGTACCGATAGCAACAGGTTTTGCACCATTGTTGTAAGCGGTGATCTTGTCTGTCAATGCAATGAAATTAGCCTTAGACCAACCAGAGTACTGGAGTTCCTTGGTAGAAGTAGAAGGAACAGCGTCCATAGCAGTTTCAAATGCAGTATAAACATCATAAGCCATTTCAGTTTCCATAGAGCGAACGCACTTCATAGCAAAAGCCGCAAGGGATTCTTTGCCAGCAAGTACACGATATAGATTGACCTGTGCGGCGATGTCATGTTCTACAGGAGTCACGACTACTTGGCCATTGAAGGACTTCTGTCCTTCAGCGTGACGCTTGCCACGACCAGACTTAGTTACATAGAAAAGATCATTAGGCTCAACATCAAAAGAGAAATTGTCCCCGAAGCCGCCAGTGCGAACTTCTGAGAAAGCGCCCATACTATCGATAATAGTATCGGGGATAATAGCATCGATCATAGCGCCAATAACAGCGAATGTAGCCCACTTGTACATAGGGTTGGAAGTCCAAGCTTCGGGAGCAACATCAGCAAAGTTCTGGATGTTAGCAAGTTTAGCAATTTCAGTCTGGAGCATAGCGTTTACTTTACTTTCCTTTTCAGAGAAAGATACGGTAGCGTCATAGCCCTCTTTCTTGTTGTAATGTGCAACAAGATCGGCAAAGCATTCAAAAAGCTTTGAAGAACCATTCTGTGCAGAGAACTTCTCTACGTTTGCAGGAATACGGATCATATAAATTTCCTCCTTATCAATATTCGTGAATCAAATTACTCTGTAATTGCTTCAAGCCTATATGCGGCTACGCCACGGGTTGCGCTAGGTGACCCACCACCAATTGGAATTGTTACTGCTTCAACAAGTTTGAATAGAGTAGCAAAAGTAGAACTAGCAGCCCAAACAAGTTTGCCATCAGCCTGTACGTTAACGAAGGTGTTTGTGGAAACAGCATTACTCATAGCATCAGCAGATAGGCGAACGATGTCACCCTTCTTAACCTTGAAGCATGTAGCAACAGTGTTAGCAGGAACATAATAGTTACGAACGTCAGGATCGAGACCCTTGAAAGAGCCAGTCATAACTACTTCGGGTTCACCGACCATATAAACGCCAGTAGGGGTTGCGGCAGTAGGAGTAGAAGCAACAAAGACTTCGCCTTCGCCAGCAGTAGATGACATTGCACCAAGGTTGATAACGTTACCATTGTCAAGAGCAGTTGTGCAAATAAAGGAACGGTTTAAAGAATCTACATCTTTAGCCATTACGAGACTAGGGATCATAATTGCATGTGCCATATAAAAATATCCTCCTTAAATAATTAGTCAGCCCAAATTGATTTCTTAACGTTGGTCTTCTTTTCCACGTTAGGAAGGGCCATTCTTTGAAAGTTCTCGGTCTTCGTGTTTTGTTTTACATATGTAAAAGCATCTGCTTTAACGGCATTTGCCCATACGTCAATAGCACTAAAGTTCTTAGCTTTTTCACGCCATTCTTCAATCTTCTCTTTAGGCATTACATCAGATACTTCTGATAATGAGAATTCAATTGAAGAATTACGCTGTGCAAATTCAACTGAAGCCTTGAATTCACGAAGTTCTCCCGCTTCTTTTTCAAGAGCGGCGAACTTGGCTTGAAGATCGCACATCTCTGCTTTTAAGCAAGACATTTCTGCATCTTCTTTCTTCTCTTCTTCTGGAGTCTCTTTTGCTTCCTCTGCGGGAGTTTCTTTTTCTTCAGCAAACTCTTCTTTCTCTTCTTCTACGATTTCCTTGTCGCCTTCTGTCTCTTCTTCGCTTCTCTCCAAAGCGGCAACACCTTCAATGTTAGAATCAGTAGCGAAGACTTCACCTTCGGCCTTTTCGACTTCCTCTTCTTTATTGTCTACCATTTTTTCCTCCTTTATTTCAGTATTCGAAAAGTTCACTTGCTCAATAGCATTAATCTTATCGGAGATACTATTAAACCAGTTTTTACTTTCTTCTCCTCCACAAAGAGAAAATGAAATGTCATCTTTGTGTTTTTGGAAAAATAGCACAAATCCTTGTACTTTTTCTGGAGAAATGGAATTGTTCTTTATAATATAATTAGCTTTACTCAAAGCAGTAGGAAGTAAATTAACATCCGCTTCTTTTGCCTTTTGTAAATTTAACTTAATATTATCTTGTATTGTCTTTGGGATTGAAAAATCAATAGAAGAAAATTTATGTAACTGTTCTTCATACTTCTTTTTTGCTACTGAAAATTCAAATATTTCAATATTGGCATCTTTAATAGCAGGAGTTACATCATCACCAAGAATAGTACAACCAGTAAAAGCAAAATCAAGTATTTCTAATCGTCCTTCTTCATCTTTTTGAGAATTAAAAATCTGCATTTCAACGCTGACTGCTTTCTTTGCTCCATCTCTTGCAAAAATCTTTATTGCTTTATCTGAATATTTCTTCCAGATGTTGGCGACAACAGATGCTATTGTTCTTCCATCTTCTCTTTCAGAATAGGTAATTTTTGCACTCTCAGGAATATACCCACAGGGGATTTCAAGAGGGTCGTGTCCACCAAAGTCTTCTTTAGAGAACCATCCTTTTTCTATAACGTAAACTAGAGGTTTGCCAAGAATGGTATCGGCATACTTTTCTAAAGTCTCTTTAGACATTGGCATATCATGTGCATTGTTCCCGCTAGCAAAGAAATCTACTTTTGCTTTTGCGAACTGAGACTTATTCGCAGCTTCAATCAATTCTAATTTATCTATTGCAAACTTAAGAGATTCTGTCAATACTTCTCACCTCCACTTTCACTTTAGTATTTTAATATACCACGGAATTTCTATATTATTAGAATCTTTTATAATAAAATAATATAAATTTTTATTAAAATAAAAAGGCAATAGATTAAAATGTTTAATTAAATAATCTGCCTTTATTTTACCGCAAACGTATGCATTATGTACACTTTCTGGATTTCTAACAAACATAAATTATCATCATCCTTCAAAAGTGGCATCGAATAAAACGATGTCTTTAACTCTGTTAATCAAAAGATTAAAATGATTAGCGGAATCTTCTTCCTCTACTTGTTCTTCTAACATCTTAGAAATAAAAGGCTGGTCAATATAAGATTTACTTTCAAAAACTAAATCCATAATATCTTCAATTGCTTCAGTCGTTGAAGTTTCCACCTGTAAGTACACTAAACCTATACTTTCTGGAGTAGATATATTTACTACAGGAGCAGGGATTTCACCAATTCTTACTTGTCCTTCAATTCTGTCGTTTAAATGAGAAATAAACATTTCAGCGTGATCTTTTTCATGACCTGCTTGTTTTAAAAAATACTTTGATAAATTTTTTAATTCAATGTTTGCAAAATAACTAGCTATTTGGAGATAGATATTTTGATTACGCAATTCGTGGACTATTTGAATGTTAAAAGCTGAATTCAGTTCTTCGGAAAGTTTCACTATTCAATCACCAACTTCCTTGAATCTATATAGTCTAAAATTAATAATTTAACATCTTTTTCTGTGTATGGAATTCTTAAGATATTTATATTATTAACACGTATAGTAACTAAAGAAGATAAATAAAAATATCCTTCTATATCTTTTAATAAAAGTTTACTTTTATTATTTTTATAAATTCCATCTACTATTTGAAAACCTTTCGCAATCAATTCTTTTTGAACAGAATTTATTTCTTTACTTTTTTTACCAGCGCTATTTTTAACACATTCGTCACATCTCGTTTTCCCCTGTTTTTTAAAAGAAGAAAAAGTTGTGTAAAATATATTTCCACACTCACACTCTAATTTTAACTTACTTCTGTTATTTTTATAAAAAGGGGGAAGAAGTTTTGCTGTTGAATTTTGTTCTATGTAACGAATCACTTCTTCTTGAGAAAGAGCGTTGCGACTCATTACACAGAACCTCCTTTTCCAATGTTACTGCCAGCGGCTCTAGTGTCTTGGCCAGAGTCACTCAGTTCATCACTGCTTTTTTGAGGTCTTCCACCTGTAGATACACCACCCCCACCAGCGGGTTGATTAAACTGATTTAACAAAAGTAAGCAGTTACTGTCAAACTTAGTAGCCTTTGCTTTTTCCATCATTCTTTTTAAATCTTGTATTGGCATTCCAAGGGAAGCGGCAATTTTTTCTGGTAATACTATCCCTGATTGAGCAAAAGTAAGTGCTTGTTTTTGTCTCTTGTCTCTATTAGCGTCAAAATTAGTTCCTTCAAAAGCAAACTTCCATTTAAACTTTTTAGTAGCCTTGTTAGCCCAATATTCTACGAAATTATTAAACTGAGGATAAAGATAAGTCATTATCATTTCGTCAACATTAATAGAAGCGGCAGTTTCAAGAGTGTTTTGTCTTTCTGTTGAAAAGAGCAGTTTAGCATTAATACCAGTTTGTGCAGAAAGTGTTTTGTTAAAGGCCTCAAGAAGATTATAATCTGTAGTGTGAAAATCTACGCTTTCAACCTTTTCAAAAGGACCAATAGCAACTTGAATTTCTTTGCTTAGACCCTGTCTAAACAAACTTGCGAATTTGCCCATTGATTCTGGAGAAAGAGCAAACATGTCTTTTACGCTTCCAGATTTAGCATCTTTTAGCATTGGCACGATACCAACTAGAACTCTGCTTGCTTCGATAATATATTTAGACCTTTGAAGATTTCTAATTAATGGAGCGATTACGATATCAGGCATCATAGGTGCGAAATAAGGCATCTGACCAATTTGTTCTTGGTTCATTTTAAATGACCACATACCATCTTCTGGAGAAGTCTGAACCCAGTATGCCCATTCGCCTGTTCTATGGTCTAAAGTCTTAGAGGGGACATACCCTTGATTTTTACCGTCCATTATGCGATTTAAGTATTTTTTAAAAACGGGGGGATACATGTTTATATCAACACCAGTTTGACTCAGAAACCACGCCATATTAAAATCAAATAGAAAACCATATTCAAATCTTCCAGTTATTTTAGAGTATTGGATCGGGAGTTCTTGAAAAACATACTTGCTTCCTTCATCTCTAAAGATTCCAAAATAAGCATCTTGTCTTAACATTTGCCTAGCAATTTTTGTGAACTCATTTTTATAATCAAACTTATCTAAAAAATCATAAAGTTTTGCTTCATCTTTTTTATAAGCAGGACTATTATAATCCTCTGGGTTTGCATTTATACAAACAGGAACTAAATCAAAAGCCAGCATATTACCAAGGTAATGTAGGGTTCTCTTGTAAACCATGTTTGTATATTCAAAAAACTCACTATAGCCCCGAAGAGCCGCTTCATTATTTTTAGGGTCAGCAAGAGCGCGAGTAATATCTGCTTCTTCTCCAGACAGGGGATTCATTGTTACATCCTTTAATCTAGCATTAACTAAATCAGGATTAAACACTGTTGGCATTGTACTGTTCATGTTCCTAGCGAACTCAAGCACATCCCAAACTTCTGTCTCAGAAATCTGCTCTTCTACTCTTCTTTCTAAATCCATGCTTTCCCTCCCTTCTTTAAAAACTTACATAAGATAACATAATTTCAAGTTCATCTCTGCCATCTGGTACTACCTTCAAGTCTTGCTCTTTTTGTTTCATGTAGTACAAACCATAAGCCAAAGAAGAGTATCTGTCTTTTCTGGCTCTAGCAGAAGGTTCTGTAAGTTTAACAAGACCACTTTTTACTTCAACTTCAAGATTAATCATTTCATTGATTAAAAATGTAGTCTGAATATATGGCGTTCTTATTCTTGTTTGTTCGTCTTGACTCAGTTTCCGATATTCTGGCATAGACATCAAGTGTTCAGACGCTTCAGATTCCGTTAGTAAAAGACTGATTTTATTGCCTATGAATTGACCTCTTGTGTAGAGTGCCATGTCATGATTCATCTGTGTAGCATAAGCACCTGTTACCTTAATAGGAAACATTACTGCTACTGCATCAGGATCTTTACATCTACTTAACATTTCTGGGTCATCTGTAATCATTGTCCAAGCAGGATATTCAACATTTCGTTCGTAGTCAAAAGTTTTTTCAACACATGCGTCAAAAACGCCCATCCCAATTCCTTGAGCATCTATAACAAATACATCACAATCAAGATCATAAAACAGTCTCTTCGCAGTAAGTGCTTGTGTTTGTGTTAGCATCCCTTCAATAGACTGTATATATTCTACTGATTTATTATACTCTCCATTATTAGGAATACCAGAGGTCATAGTAAAAACAGTAGCGTCATTATTCCTTCTTGATGTAGAAGACATTAACGCAACGTCCATTGACAAAACTCTTATTTCTTTGCCACGTTTTTTCTTATTAAAGTCTGGACGTATTTTCTTATCTCGTAGTGTTATGTATTGCTCGTTAGTTAAAGGAATATTAGGAATAGATGCTTGTCTAACTCTGTTTAAGTCGTTAAATTTAAAATAAGATTTTTCACTCTCACCAAAAGGGATTGTTTCCATTTCCATTTTAAATAACTGTTCGTTAAAGTCAGCCTCTTTCATTTCGTTCACAATCATGTCTTTCATGATTATGCCTTCTTTTATTCCAAGTTGATAAGGTAATGCACAAGTAAAATAAGGTCTTCCTTTTAACATAGCGTCAGTGTAAGCAAGGAACCTATCCCAACTCCAGTGTGACTTATACCACATACTAGATAGATAGATTTCTATATTAGGTTCTTCATAACCTGCGTAAGGCATCGTTCCATCTGGTAATTTTTTATCGACAAATCCCGGCCTACGAGATGCTGTCAAGAACTTTCTAAGAACTGTACGAATGATGTCTTCATTGACCATACGGAATTCATCAGCGACTCATTTTGTTATCTTAAAGGCTTTTTATCCTTTAACTCTTATAGTTTCCTATAAGTTCAGCATACATTTTCTCCTTCGTCTTTACGGTAAGGAGTGAACTCTCTTGGGTGCATTTTATTCTGCGGGTCGTAAATTACACGACAAAGGCAGTCTCAGCACCTATGCGTTACGGTTTTACAAAATTTTTAATTTTTGTAATTACCTCGGTATTGGCATATTCTTCTATAAATTTTAAAAAATCATTAAAATCGAAATCTCGATATCCATACTTATCATGAAAATCCTTGTGTATTTGTCTTGTTAAACAAATTCCAATTGGATATTTTTCATGCTCTATTAATAACGCTTCCCTAATTTTTTCTCTTTCTTCAAGTGTATAGTCATTTAGATTTTTTCTTATATCTAATTGTAAACTTTCAAAAGTATCATTTACAATTTTTCTAAATGGATACACATGATGAACTTCTCTAAAAGAATTGCCCGTTATTGCACATTTATAATTCCAAAATTCCATAGAAGCATTTTTCCAAGGATGAATGAATTCTCTCAAATCCCAGTATAATTGCTTACTGCCATTATTCCATCTGCCATTATCTTTGCCATATAAAGGATTAATACTACGGGGATTTTTATCTCCAATCCAAGCGCCCCTATTTTTAGTAGCAGTAGCCAATTTTTGACTATGCTCTGGTCTTCTTGGATTTTTTTGTTTCCCTGTTTTTAATCCAGTTCTTGCTTCAGATAAGTGTTTTCTATGTTCCTCAGTGTGGACTTTCCCAGTATGAGCAATCCCTGTTTTTATATTAGACTCTTCCCTCGATCTTTTAAACGCCTCTTCTGTCTTTTTTAGTCCTAATAAATATGCTTTGTCGTGCAATTGCTTTTTAGTCTTATCAGGGTAAAATAGTTGTATTAACTCGTTATTTGTATAATATGGATAAATTTTTATAAAATTTTCAGTATCTTCTTTTGCCCAATGACAATCTCTCACAATTTCCTCCTTAAAGGATATGAGATTTCAAGAAGAACTTAGCTTCCACCGAATTAGTTCAATTTTTTTATAATATTTCTATTATAAGTGCCAGTTATGTTTAGCACTGTCGCTCTGGTGCCTCGGGCATTATCATTAGCCGCTACGATTTTTATCCAACTCCCATTATGGAAGTCAACTCTTGCATCTTGCATATTAGGGCGTATATCAGAAATCTCTAAAGCCAGATTAGGGCATTTTAACTTAAAGTCCATAATTTTACCAGAGATGATTTCTAACGCTTGCATTTTAATACCAGATACTACTACAATATGACTATCTGGATAAAGAATCGCTTTTACAACACAAAACAATGCCGTTAAATGAGTCTTACCAATTCCTCGACTTGCCCACCACATGAAATAACTATTCTTAAACATCAAGAAAAGAAGTATTTTCTGGAACCAACTGAAAGGCTTCAATTGCAAGTATTCAGAAACAAACCTATGAGGGTTACTTCTAAAATAAGAAATCCAAGTTCCAATTCCTTCCATTAATCTTTCTTCTTGTGCTAAAGAATCGCTT